CAGGGCCATGTTGCAAATTTGGGCGACAGATGCCATGCGGATCTCCGGTGCGCTGCAGTGTAGGCGGCGTGGTCAGGGCCACGGATACGCCAACGACCGCAACCGCTCCCGGCCAAGACCGGGGCGATCGCCCGCACAGCTCAGGGTCAGACCGTGCGTGACAGATGGACCTTGACCTGGTTTGCAAGCACTGCGGTCGTGTCGCTGTCGGCAGCACCACCGGTGATTGCGATGCCAAGGCCCAGCGCGAACCGGAAGCCACTGAACCCGATGGGCAGAGCTGCCACTCCCGGCACACCAGCGACGGCGGCAGGCACCGGGATGATCATCGTGGGGACGTCGGTCCCGACTGTCGGTGCAGTGGCCTTGTTGTAGAGCTTGACGTAAGCCGCAGCGGCACCCGTGTTGGTCGCGTAGAAAGCCTGCAAACCCGACGTGCCGGTAAGAATGAGTGCGCCGTTGGTCGAGGCCAGACTGCTCAGGATGTAGGGCGTGGCCGGCACAGCGGGGGCTGCGATGACGGGGGTGTTGGCTGCCAACGACACGGTGCCTATGCTTGCCGTGCCCGCTACCAAGCGGGCGCCGATGGCTTGCCCTTCGACGGCCTGCCCACGACCCGCGGTGATCTCTGCGGTCAGCTCGGCGTAGTCCTGGCAGTTGATGAACTGGAACTGCAGGTTGATGGCAGCCGGGGCTGCACCGAGCGCCACCCGGCCAGAACCGGCGACATAAGCGCCGCCGAACACGGTGCCGGTCAGGTCGATCGTGTTCGCATCAACAACCGTGATCGCGTAATTACCGCGCACCTCGGCACCGTTGTTGGTGACCCCGTTCAGTGCCTCCACCCACACCGTGGGGGTGCCGGTGTAGCCATGTGCCGTCGAGGTCAGGCGGATGACGTTGCCCGCACCAGCGACCGCGCCGGTGATCACTCTCCAGGCGGCGTGGTTCAGCGAGCGCAAACGCAGCTTGTAGAGCACCGTCGGGTCGGGGATCTGCTGGTGGCGCACGTAACTGTTGGCGCGACCCGTAGTGGCGTCGAGCGTGCGAGAGTGGAAGTAGGCCTCATCGGCAAACGGTTCGAGCTCGAGGACCGAGTACGTCGCGGTGGTGACAATGGTGACTGCCGCGGATGCCAGCGGTGCCAATCCACCGTTCTGCACCTCGTAGACGGCCTGGGTGACCGTGGTGCTGGCGGCACCGCCAATGTTGAGGCCCAACGAGTGGCGACCATCGGGCTGCAGCGTGACCGGATCCACTGACACTGCTTCGAGGTAGTGGTGGGTGTTGGCCTGGCGGGTGGCACCCGACTGTACGGCGCACATCACCCGGAACGGGATGGTGAAGGTCTCTTTGGACACCATCTCGACGTAACCTGCAGCGGTGGTGCCGGAGGCGATAGTGAGCACCCCGGCGCTGTTGGTGGCGGTCACGCCCCCGGCGCTGGTGACATCCCACAGATCAGTCAGCGGTCGGGTGAAAGAATCACGGAACTTCTTCTGCACCGAGGTCACGAGAGCAGACCCGTCCACCCCCCGCAGCAGCGACTTACGTCCCCGGCCGGAAGGGTCAGAAGTTTCTTCGAGGATGATGGTCGTCATGTTGGCCTTTCAGTGGCAGGTGTCAGGCCAGATCAGCCTTGCGGTGGACGTCAACAAAGCGCTTCGCCTCTGCGCCGCCCAGTTCCGACAAGGCCTTTGGCTCGGCTTTTTCGAGCTTGGGTTTGGCAGCTTTGGCCTGGATCGACGCGGTGGGCGCGAACCACGAACCCTTCGTGCCTTCCGGCACGTCGAGTTCGGAGCCCACGCGCACGCGACGCCCGTTGTAGAAGGCCTCTTTGATGGCGACAACTTTCACGGGCTACCCCTTCAGAGCTGGAACGGGGCGTCGTACGAACGCCACCGAGCCACGTCAGTGGTCAGGAAGGCGTTGATCTTGCCAGCGGTCGTGTTGGTCGTCAGGCAGACGACCTGCAGCGCCAGGTAGCGCTCGTAGGGCACGCCCTCGGCTGGCAGCTGCACGATCACCGGCGTGGCGCCAGCGCTCAGTCGCACGTCGTTTGCGGCAGCGTCGTCGGTCACGAACGCTTCCGAGACGTAGTGGATCGACTGGCTGCCGTCGGTGGCGATCGTGTCGGTGCCGTCAGACACCAACATGAACTCCATCGCGCCCGTCGCGCCTGCCGTGATCACCTCGGTGTCCACCGTGATGACCAGGTACAGGGCGCGGTCGCCACCGAGGTCCCGGGCAGTGCCCAGGTCGATGACGTCGCCGATGTTCTGCGGCGTGGCACCAGCAGTGAGAGCGACCGATACGGCGTCGGCCAGTTCGAGTTTTTCGTCGAGAATCATTTTGGGTTCCTTTCAGTGACTGGGTGATCAGACCACGCGGGTCTCGGTGTTGAGCAGCGCGTCGGTGCGACGAACCGGGATGTCGTCGAAGGTCATCACGCGCTTGCCTTCCACGGTCTCCCAGGTCAGGTTCGAGGAGATCTTCTCCAAGATGCCCAGGCGCAGTTTCTCGCGCAGGTTGCGGTTCAGGTAGAAGCAGGCGCGGCCCTTGCCGAGCACGGGGATGCGCTCGGAGGCCTGGATCATCCAGGTGATCAGGTTCTTCGTGTTGGCGGCCGTGTTCAGTTCGCTCACGTCGATGTTGGCGACGCGCACGAAATACCGCCAGTCACGGATCGTGAGACCCGAGTCCATGCGGTAGTGGGTGCGATACCCTTCCATCCGCCCACCCGCGCCGTCGACGTTCTCGATGGTGACCTGACCCTTGTCGGTCATCTGCAGGCCGCCCACGCTGCCCTTGGGGTAGATGCCGAAGCCGGTCTGCGGGCCCCACACGCACAGCCAGATCGAGGTCAGATCACCGCCCGAGCCACTGAAGGCATCGATGATGTTGTCCGAGTTCTGGGCAGAAAGCGAGTTGTAGCGCGGGGCGAGACCAGTGAAGGCCTCAGGCTCGGTGCCCTCGTTGCCGTAGAACAGCGTGGCTGCGTGCTCCTGCGCCATGCCCTCGATGTGGGCGGCGTCCTCGCTCAGGCGGAAGGCGGCCTCGTTGTTGTTGAGGTCAGCCAGGGCCTTGTCGACCTCGGCGTACGCTTCCAACATACCGCAGGAGTCGGTGACCTGCGCGGTGCTGGACTTGGTGGGCTGCACGCCACCGTACAGCTTGCGCCAGGTGGGGGTGGGCAGACCGGTGCGCACGGTCGTCTTGTGACCGGTGATCAGGTTGCCTTCGACGAAGCTCATGTCCTCGAGGATGGGGTTCTGGGCGGCCATCAGTTCGACGATGCTGTCGATCTTGCCGTTGGGATCCAGCCGCTTGGAGACATCCAAGAGGGTGGGGTTGGTAGCGGTGATGGTTGGCATGGGATACCTTTCAGTTCATTGTGGGGAACATACGTTTTGCAATGTCCGTGGCAGCTGCACTCGGGGTGCTGCCTTTCACGAACCCGTCTTCACTGATCGCCTTACCGATCTTGTAGAACGCGCGGATCACGGCCGGGTGGTTGCCGAAGCCGGTCATGTTCAACACGTCCTTCAGCTCGGGCGTGCCGAACTGATCGAGCGCTTTGCGCGCGATGCCCAGGTTCTCTGCGAGCTTGTCACCGCCGATCTCTTTGTCGGTCTTGACACTCTCGGTCCAGCTCTCCACCAGCTTGGCGTGGGCCTCGACCTGGCGCTGGGCCATCTTGGCCCCGACGTCGGCGAGCTTCTGCGCAGCATCTGCGGGGAGCTTCATCTCCTTGGCGATCGCGGTGAACTCGTCGGCGGCTGCCTTGTCGAGTTCAACGCCCTCGGGCATCTTCAGGTCGTAGGACTCGGGGGCCTGGGCCTCAGGGGCTTTGGTCTCCGTGCTCTGCGCCGTCGGCTGCGCCGTCTCGGTGGCGGTCGTATCCGGTCCCCCAGCGTCTGTGGTGTTTGTGCTGGCTTCCGCTACTGTGTCAGTTGTCATTGGCCTGGAATTCTTTCAACATCTTGAAATACCCCTCGGGGGCGGCCTGCAGCATTTCGCCTGTCAGAAAAAGACCGATGTGTCTCTTGCCCTCGCTGAACGCCATCAGGCTGCCTGAGTGGTTGAACGAGGTCCGATTAACACCTGCCTCATCGAGCAGACGGGCTGCAACCCGCCGACCTTGGGGGTGGGCCATCAGCCACTTGATGTCCTCCAGTTCCTTGCGCCGTTTCTCACGCGCCTGCAGCTCTTCGCTTTGGGCATCGTGTTCTTGGCCGCGCAGGTCTGTGGGATCTCTCATGGTTGACTTGCGCGCATCGTAGGACGGCGCGTGCGTGTCACGGACACGCAAACGAAAAAGCCACCCGGAGGTGGCTTGCTTCGATCCTTACCGGCAGGGGATGGGATTACTTGCCGTAGGGCACGCCAGCTAGATCGGCGTACCACTGGCCCCACGATTTGATGTCGCAAACTCCAGCAGTGCGCTGTGCGTCGAGCCACCCCATAAGCTCCGTCATTTTGTCGAAGCTCCATGTCGGCGGGCTGGCAGCGTCCGATACGGCAAAGTCGTGCGCGTTAACGTGCGTGACACCATAGCCTTCTGTCGTGCAAGCCGTGGTCACCGCTGTTTGAGCGGCCCCCAGCGTCAAGCCTGTCGTTAGCGTGCAGCAGTTGATAAGCTGATAGACGCGCTTTTCGTCGCCGGTCGTCATCAGGGCATCGTGCATGGATAGCGGTGTTGCCACCCCTGCGCGGGCAGACAGGAAGCCAGCCGCCTTCAATTGCGCCTGTGCCGTGTTGCTGTAGAGGCTTTGCACCCACGGGTGATGATTTGGGCCGTCGCCATTGATTCCAAGGCCGCGCAGATAGGAGCGCGTGGCTACTTGGTCTGCGATGTACGCCTCGACGGTGGTGGTGTTGATCGTTTGGTTGTTGAAGCCGTGCGTGACGAACTCAAACAGGTTGCTTGGATCGGCCTGCAATTCCTGAATCTGTGCGGAGGTGAAATAGTTGGCTGTGCCGACATAGGATCTATCAATCCCGAAACTCACCGGGATCTTGTAGTAGCGGGCAAGTGGCGCGATAAATGAATACCCGCTGGCGTACCCGTCGTCAATCGACAGGATCACCGTTGGCTTTTTTTGCGCTGCAATGCCGACGAAGCCGATCCAGATTTGCGTGGCAGTGCCAACGCTTGATATGGTGAAGTTGATTCGCAGCCGCTTTTGCCCAACGAATGTGCCCGAAGCCGTCTGCGTTGCAACGGTGCCGCGTGAAATAATCCAATCACCGGCCACCCAATTGGCCTGCGGTACGTTGGCCGCGTTGCGTTGTCCGGTGAACGTGTAGAAGTTCGTGAAAGTAGCATCACCCAGCAGCACGCCGGTAACGCCATCGCAGGCTGTCATGTTGGATGACTTGACGGCAACGGCCAGTTGCTTACCATCCCACAGGTAAGGCATGTTCAGCGTTGCCAGCGTGGTGCCCACTCGGTACGTGCCGCTAGAACTCGCCGGAATATCAAGGCGCAACGTTGGCTGCCCATTAAACAGCACGGCGGTATCAACTGCGAGGGTAAGCCCGGTGCCAGCCTGATCGTTCCACGGCGTAGTGCTGGCAACGGTTATGAATTCCATCCATCGTTTGTGCTGTTGAGTCAGCGTCAAAGGCAAGGATTTCCCATCCCCTGACACCAGGGATGTGCCATCCGCACTCAGCCTGGCTAGGTTGAACGCCTTGCCGTCGCGCGCTCGGCGCACGCCTGTGGGATCGCCCGTCTCGCTGTCCTCGAGCCACTGAAATCCGTTCGATGTCTTGGTGCCCATGGCGCCCTCCTAAACTTGTGAGGGGCTCGGTGTGCCGTACCCCATGAGTCTGCCCATCACGTCCTCGACGCCGTCCGCGTTCACCTCGCCTGCGGTCTTCGCCGACTCGATGGCCTGTGGCATGGCGGCGGCCGTCTGTGCTGCCTGTGCTGCCGCGGCGCGCTCCTGGCGCAGCGCTGCGACCTGATCGTCCGGCACCACGATCTTCGGGTTGACCCCGTACATGTCGCCGTAGTCGTCGATGGCCTGGTCGAAGTCGATCTTGTCGAGCACCTCGGGCTTGAGCGCAGCGAGCTGCCCCACCGTGGCCAGCAGTCTGTCCACGCCCTGGGCCGCCACCGCGCGTTGGGCCTGAGCCAGCACGCTGATGAACTCGACCTTGAGGTCTGCACCCTGCAGCTCGGGCGGGGGCTCGGGCAGGATGTTGGCCCGGTTCGCGTAGTCGAAGGCCACGTCGATCAGCGGGGACAGCAGCTCGTTCTGCAGGCGCTCGAGCACGGGGCCCAGCATCAGCAGCTTCTCCTCGTGTCGCTCGGCCACCTCGGTGGCGGTGATGCCACTGCGGGTGTCGTTGGCCAGCATCATGAAGAGGTCGGCGTAGTAGCTCGAACGGATCCGCGAACGCACGTCCTCGATGTCGCCCAGCAGGTGCTGCAGGTTGAGGTTCACCTCGAACGCGCTCTTGATCGCGTTGCTCTGCCCCATGCTGTCGACGTACATGATCCCGCCAGGCAGGCGGTTGCGCGCCGCTTCCTTGTACTTGGTGGGCACCTGCAGGGGTGGGTTGACCTGGTAGTCGATGGCCTGCCCCTTGCGCAGTTGCTGGTGCTGCAGCTGCTTCACGTCGCCCAGGCACTCCATGCCGGGGCTGGTGCCGTAGATGTCGTTGCCCGTCACCACCCACCGCGGGCACAGCCCGGGGAAGTTGTCGAAGCCCGACTCGCTCAGGTACTTGTCGAAGTTGTCCTTGCCCGGCTCGATGTAGCAGGAGGCGAAGCGCTTGTTCTTCGAGTCCAGCTTGCCGTAGTCGCGGTCACGACGGGGCTCGATCATGTGCACCACGTCGATCCACTGGTCGACCTGGCCGCGCTGGTACAGGTTGAGCACGGTGGTGCTCACGTTCTCCTTGCCGAACTGATCGACCATCTGCCCGACCTGCATCTGGAACTCGCGGCACAGCGTGTCGACCACGCCCTTGTGGCTGGTGGCCAGTGCGTACTCGCCGATGGTCAGCGGGTAGTG